CGCAGAAGGTACCGTCACCGTTCTTGACGAAGAACTCTTCCCGCTCCTCGTATTCCTTGGTCATCTCGATGGAGATGATTCCATCCGTCACCACGGTGGAGCACCCGGTGACCGGTACACCACAGGAACTCAGCAACGTGGCGCGAACCCGGGGGACTTTCCACGGGGTAAAACACACCGTAGTCATGTTGACTTCTCCTTCTTCTTCGGCTCTATAGGCGACGAAGAATCAAGGGACTGGTACGTGAGGTAACGCTCGTACAACTCATCAGGAACCACCACGGCTGGCCCATCAAAGTCCGTGGTGGTTTTTACGTCTTTAGGGTTGTCGGCCAGGTCCAACAGCACCTTGAGAGTCCAGTTGCTGTCGTAGTGGACAACGGTGGTCATTTACACCACCCCTGTAGTAGCGCAGGAGCGGGTAACGGCCGTGGTCCAGACACCACATTCGACCGCAGCGGCGAAAATCTTTTCACCCACCAGGTTCAGTTCATTGGTGCTCTTGTTCAGCACCTGACCTGGCGGTGGGATGAAGACTTCCGCGTCCTGCCAGATGGCGATACGGCCGGAGGCGTACATGTACTCCACCGTGGCCGTCACCGCCTCGCCGGCCGGACCAGTGCCGTCGTAACCCTCACCGAACACCACCGGGGTGTACCGCTTGGTGACACAGCTCCGTCCAGGCCCCTTCTCCAGGAGGTGGGCCTGAGCCAGATGTGAGGCCATGTAGGGCCGTGCGTGGATCAGGCCACCCACGATCCCGTTGTCGGCCAGGGCCTGCTCCAGCTTCGCCACCGCGTCGGTGACACAGGCGCTAGCACCCAGGTCGGTGGCGTTGCGGAACAGACCAGCGATGACACCACGGTCATTGCCGAGGGTGGTACCGGACCAGACTCGCTTCTCCACCGCCCGCTGCTCGTGCAGTGCCATCCGGGTCCGGACCCGTTCTGCCGCCTCCTCGAAGGAGAAGCCGACCGGGCCACAGGAGTAGGAAGCAACCACACCGAACGGGGCACCGGAGATGGCCGCCTCCACGCCCATGAACGTCTTGGATCCGGAGACCGCAGGGCAGTTCATGGCGTAGAGGTAGATGCCGTCTTCACAGGTGTCCGGGACGTACTGGACACCGCCACCTACCGAGTTCGCGGATGGGAACGGCATCGGCCCCAACGCCACGTCGAACAGACCGTACGGCCTCGGCGGTGGGGGCGGTGCAGTGAGTAGTAACTGCGGAGGGGGGTTGGCCACCTGGATCTCCTTCCATGCCTAGTGGCTGGAGGGGGGCCGGTTACCCGACCCCCCTAGGAGACCTAGCAGGTCACAACCCGCTGGAGGCCAGTTGAACCACTCGGGCAGATACCGACCGTGTAGACCCTGGAGACCGGGCACATCTTCACCATGGCCCAACCCGTCTCTGTGAAGAGGTGGGTCACCTGGTTGGTGGCCAGCTTCGTGGAGTCGTACACCGAGTTGAGCGTGATCACGTCGTTGACTGCCCGGATCCAAGTACCGGCCGGGTAGACCAGGAACTGGAGCGAGGTCGGCAGCGAGGTGATCGGGGTGTCCGAACCGGGCGAGCCGGACGCTGCACAGGTAGCGAAGGCGTCCTGCCAGTCGTACACGTACTGGACCCGGGCACCACGGCAGGAGAACGCTGACGTGATAGCCGCGTCCGCCAGGCAGAGGGCTTCTGGGCCACCGCCGACTGCGTTACGCCGGATCCAGTCCGCCCGCATCTGGGCACCGATCCAGAACGGCATAACCACTTCGAGCGTGGCGTTGCGCTGCATCCGGAGGCGGTACTTGATGTCCACAATGGCCATCTCCACCGCCGACAGGACCTGGCTGACCACCGAAGCGTCCGTGGCCCACGGTGCCAGTGCGGTCAGAGCCACCGCCGTGGAGCCGGTCACCACATCCGCGATCTGCTCCTTGTTGATCTGGTGCGCCGAAGCGGCCAGAGCACCACGGGTGAACGCGGCCGTGAACTCCGGGTATCCCCGCGTGGCCAGGATGTTGCCGGTGAGGCAGAGCCCGGTGACGCCGAGCCGGGTGTCCTCGAAGGACGGGCACGGAATCTCCAGACAGGTCTTCGTGGTGCCGGAAGCCACCTGGGCCTCAGTCAGGTCGAAGAAGCCAGTCGGGCTGTCGCAGGAACCGCCACCGAAGATCGAGTCGAACTCGATACCGGTGTTGTGCCGGATGCCGCCACGACGGGCCTGCACCTCGGGTGCGTCGAATAGACCGTCCGTGGTGATCTGGAGACAGATGTCGTAGTCCGTCTCGGACGGGGCACACCATCCTTGCGCCGCCACCAGGGCGTCACGCTCCGGGTGGTTGGCCTGGATCTCCTTGTACCGCTGCTCCACCGAACGGATCAGGGAGCCACCCGGGAGCCGGGTCTCGTCCATGACCTTGAGCAGCTTCGGGTAGTCCGTCTCGTCGCCCTGGAGGGAGAACTCGTCCGGGTAGTCGCGGACAAGCTGAGCCACCGGGTACATGATCGGACCCTCACCCCGGCCACCGCTCATGCGGCCGTGGCTGGATGAGCGGGACTCGAACGCCTTGGCAACTTCCAGGAGCGTGTCGAGCGGGGCACCGGCCTCGTAGTTGGGCACGCCGGCCGCTGCGACCAGGGCCGAGTAGCGGGGGCGGTTGCTGACCGGGATGTTCGGCTCCGGTGCCGTGCCCACCAGGTCCACGATCTTCACCTTGGTGGCTGAGCCGTTGGCACTGGTGGTTGCGGAGGCGACGATTGCCGGTTCCGGCTCTGGGTCCGGCTCAGGCTCCGGGTCACCCTCGGGCTCCGGGTCCGGCTCGGTGAGTGCGGAGAAGCGGTCCTTCTTGCTCTCCCGCTTGGCAAGTTCAGCCGGCACCTTGACTCGGGTGAACTCCTGGAGCTGCTCCAGGTGGTCAAGCACCTCATCGGGGCTATCCGCAGACGCCGACGCGATGAGGGAGTCAAACTCCGTCTTGGCCTGGTGCTTGAGGTCCTCTAGTCCAGCAACGCTGAACTGGTTCAGAGATTCAGGAATCTGGAAAGTCATTGCTGGGTCCTTACTCAGGAAGTGTCGTTAACTTCCCGGCAGGCCCACAGCCGTCACCGGAGATCCTGGCGCTCAGCTCAGGATGCGATCAAGGCGAGAGTATCACCTAGTTGGGGAAAAGGTACCCCCACCGGCCTTTGTTACCTCAACCCGGGCGTCGTGCTCACTGTCCACCGTCTTACGGGTGCCGTTGGGCAGGATCACCTCGTACTTCTGTCCGGGGGCGGCAGGTGTACTCCCGTTACAGGCGCATGGCATTGATTTACTCCTTCTTCGACCTTCGGACCCATTGTGTGATGTCGCGGATGAGATCAGCCTTTGAGGCGTCAGTATCTTCCGTTGGGTCATACGCCCTCCGGATCTCAAGAAGCTCAACCTTGGTCAGCTTCTTCCTACCTTCCTCGGCAGCCTCGTTCATTCGCCATGCTGTGGTTGGACTGAGGTCCCGGGGACCTGGCGGTGGTGGTGGCGCATCGAGGATCTGGGCCTCTTCGTCCACGAACCGTTTGGCGAAGTCACGGTACTCAAGCGGGAGGGTCATCACTCAGCCTTAGCGGTTGCGTAGTGCAGCACGGCCTGAGCCCAGACAGGGAGGTCCTTGACCGTTTTAGCTTTTTCTCCCGCCTTGATGAGCTGGAGCAGGCCAGGATCGTCGGTCTCCAGGTCCAGGACTGCCTTGACCACGGCGATTGCTCGTGAAATGTCAGGTGTTATCACCCTGCCTCCTGTACATAGGTTGCGGTGCGGTTGAGGATCACATAAATCTTGGAGGTTGCCGGTGCCCCAGTAAAGAGCCCCGGCTCATCCACCCTGATTGCATCGTAGCCGAGCAAGGCTGCCCGTCGCCCGTAGTCAGCCAGGACTCGGCTACGGCCACTGAGTCGAGCAGAAAGCTGGTCGTACTTCTCCATTACGGCAGTGATACCAACAATGTCGTTCGGGTCCAGTTTGTCTAGTTCAGCTTGCCGTGCAGCTTGTAGGTCCTTGGCTGCCTGGCTACCCCCACCGGCAGTCGTCATCTTCCGGAGTTCTTCCGACCCAATAATCCGGGCGTCACGTCGCAGTGCTATGCGAAGGACTCCTTCATCATTGCCACTGGCGTAACCCAGGGCCGTTCTCCGGTCGGTAGCGGAGTAACTGCCGTTGCCATAGATGCCAAGGCCGGGGTAGTAGTCACCGGACCGGTAACGCTCAGCCAGCTCGGCTGCGGAGTAGTCTCCGTGACTGCTAATTCCACGGTGAACCTCGATGCCACCGTCACGAACGACCTCATCCATACGTTCCTTGGTGACAACTTCTGGTGGTCCGTTGTAGCCCTGCTCCTGGTAGATCCGGCCAAGCCAGATGTCACCAACACCTCTCGATCCCAGTGAATGGCCACTAGTGCTCTTAACTGTCGCGTCGTAGTCGAAATCATCAATGAGCTTCTGCCCACGGACGCCAGCAATGTCACGCTGGTTCGGCAGAACCTCCATGATGACGACCGGGATGTCGCCGGAGTCATCAACCCGGACCACCCGGAACTGTTGCCCTCGCGGCAGGAGTGCCTCCTGGACCCCTTCGTGACCCAGGGCGGCATGGGTACCAGCCGGGGCCAGAATCTTGAACAGCATCGGCTTACGCCCCGAGGGGAAGTCACCACGACTCTTGCGCCAGCCGATGATCCGGCGAGCCCCCTGCTCATCAAAGGAGGTGGAGACGAAGCCTGCATCGGTGTAGATGGCCCCAGGAACCAGCCTGCGGTAGTCGGCATTAGCCGTGATGGCACTGCGCCACAGAACCGAGTCCCTGTCGATCACACTGTCAGCGATGGCCGAATCCAGGCCGATCTGAACCTCATCCAGGTCAACGGTTCCCGTTGGCGTGGTCCCGGTTCCGTGGAGGTTGCGACCCTTGCGCAGTGACCCGTTCAGTTGGTCTGCCACCGCCGCCATCATGTACAGGTCGAGGGCCTTGTTCTCCTTGTCGGTCAAGCCAGGACGGCGTTGTCCTTCCTGGATCAGTTCGGCAATTGGCCTGCCGCGCTTGTGGGTCAGCTCAGTGGGGATGGACTCGCCACGGTGTTTTAGTGCGTGCTTCACGTAGCGGGCCTGGAACCGCTGCTCCTCGATCGGGACCGGGTCACCGAGGACGGTGCCGCCGAGGGTCTTGAATCTGGGCTTCGGTGGGACCTTGGCCTTCTCCAGGGCATCGGCAAGCCGCTCCACCGCCGTGGCCGCATCGTCGGCCTTGGCGATGTAGGAATCCATCTCTGCTTTACGGGCAGGATTCTGGGCCATTGGGTGCCTGCCCTTTATGGCATCCTTCTTAACCTCCCGCCAGCGTGCCGCCGTCTCCCGCATACGTTTGACCAGCTTGGCCCGGGGGTGACGTGGATCGAAGCCTTGCTCAGCCTCCTCTTCCCAGTAATGGAAGGCGTTATGGAACGGGTTCTCATCTTCGTACCTACGCCGCATCTCGCCAGGGTTGGCGGTTCCTCCATAAAGGGCGGTGCCGGCGTGCCAGGTGGGGGCACCCTCTTCGGGGCTCCATCGGTCCCAGTCAACTCCACTAGTCTCACCAGCCAGCTTGCGTAGGTCCACGTTCCCCTGGTCGTTGATGTACTCAGGCTTACCCTTCCTCTTCTTCCCCAGGTCGTCAGCCAGGTGACGAAGCGTCTCAGCATCCTCTTTGGACTCAGTCTTCAGGGCATCCAGGCGCAGACGCCTGGCTACTACCTTGGTGTCATCACCGTTGGCAATGCTCTGAGCTGCCCGGTGAAGCGGGGTCCAGTCCAGAGCCGGTGCCCGACGACCCATGTCACTGAGTCGCCCGAATAGGTCCTGGAGAGCGTCCTGCGGGTCCTTATCAGGCTCCAGGGCATCGGCAATGTCGTGGTCCATCAGATCCGGCAGCACCTTCTTCAGGTCTGCCTGAATCTCGTCGTTGGCAATGAGTTCCTCAACCTCAGCCCGGGTCAGCCACTTGGCATCCACTGTGTCCTTGTGGCTGGGCTTGACATCGAACATCCGTGGTGAGTCAGCCACCAGGGACGTGTACGTCCAGCCGTGCGGGTCTGGAAGAGTTTTATGCTGGCCAGCCGGAGACAACCGCTCTAGGTCGGCCTCGCTGACACCGATCTCCTCCTGCATCTCCCGGGCCGTGCCCTGGTACACCGTCTCCAAACTGTTTCGGGCACCGCCCGGCAGTTGCCACTTACCTTTGGCATCAGCCTTTTCCGAGGTTTTGACGAGCAGGTACCGGGGCTCTTGGTCATCACCACGAGCCCGGACCAGGGCACCGGAGGCTCCGTAGTATCCCCATGGTGCGTCAGGGCCAAGCCGACCGTCACCACTGGATCCTCGTTCACCTGGGGGGAGCACGGTGAACTGGTCGTTGGGGTCCGGCCTCGTGATGCGAGCCTCAGGTACCCGCTTAGGTGCCGCCTTAGCTGGTGCCACCTTCTTTGCCGGGACCCGCTTGGCTGGCCCCTCACCACGAAGGGCTGCCTTGATCTTGTCCTTGGTCCAGGACGCCCCAACCGGGACACCCCTCTTGCCGGCCTCAGCTACCAGCTCCTTCTGGGTCATCTGATCCAGGTCAGTGGCGTCACGGGCTGGCTTAGCTGGGGCCGCTTTCTTTGCCGGTGCAGCCTTCTTGACAGGTACTGGTGCAGCGCCAGGAAGCGGGCGAGGTGACTGATCCGCAACCGAGATGAGGTGGTTATCTTCACCGGCCAGCTTTACGGCTCTGGCCCGATCCTCGGCTGTCAGTGTCTTCTGGTTGGCCTGTGGTGCGATGTTGGCGGTACGTGCCCGACTCATGCGGACTATTGCCGCGTCGATTTCGGCATCCGTCATCGACTTCGGCATCCGGCCCTTTACTTCGGTGATACGGACGAAGTCACTGGAGGGCTTGCCAATGTCACGAAGGGCAGCACGGACGGCGTTCTCGACCTCAATCTCCCGGACTTCATCAGAGGTGGGTGCTGGTGCAGCCTCCGGTGCCTTCTTCTCGTCCTTACCGAAGTAGTCACGCAGGAACACACGGGCATCGGCCTGGGCACGGATGGACTGCCCCAGTTCCTTGCGCTGCCGCAGTAGACTCAGACGCTCATCCGGGGTTAGGTCTCCCTTGAGTGTCCGATCCATGTCGATCATCTCGGAGGAGTTGAGGTCAATCTCTGTCTCTAGGCGGCGGATCCCTTCATCGGGGGTGATCTTCCCGGAGGAGATGTCGAACCGGATCTCTTGCAAGGAGGCGTTAGCGGAACCTTGCGGTGCCTCGAAACCCTTCTCCTCCCAGGCTTCATCGAAGCCCTTCTTCTGGTCGGAGGGCAGAGCCCGGGATCCGACAGGTGTGCCGGTCTTCTCCAGGATGGCGTCGATCCGGTCCTGCTTGTTGAGGCTGGACCGCTTGATCCCAAGGTCATCCTCAATGTCCCTAAGTTCGCCAAGCTCCATGGCTTCGAGGCGTTCACGGGTGAGGGTTGGTCCAGCCTCCTTGCCCGGTGCTACCTCCTGATCAGGGAAGACGGCCTCAACGTCAACGTACCGGGCACTCTTCCTCTCCCCCGGGAAATCTGGGTGACTGAACCGGCTGACACCATGGTCACGAACAACCCGGAACTTGGCACCACGGGGGAACAGCATCTCCCCCTCTTCACCCTCCACGGGTGACATGCCGACCATGCCGGTTCCCTTGCGGACCACCATCCTGATCACAACCGGTTGGGCATCCGCGTTGTCGATGGCGAACCGGACAGCAACATCCTTGTTGGCTGAGGCACTGGTGAAGCCAGGATCGTCCCAGGTGCGCCCCTCCAGGCTTTCATCCCTACTCAGGTCACCGAAGATGCGCCGGCCATCGACCCCTCGCCAAGCCTCCACATCAGACTTCAGCTTGGCGTCAGGGTTCTGGAACGCCTCATCCATGAGCCGTACTTGCTCACGGATCTGCTCCGTGCTTTCACCACGAGCCACATCAGCAAGACGGCGCTCGTTGAGGGCACCAGGGCTGGCCCGGTAGGCGTCAAAGGCGTCCTGCGTCTTCTTACCCAGCTTCTCGGTGAGTTGGTTTTCAGGCTCATCCTCGAACTCGTACGCCCTCAAGTCGGAGGAGTTGGCTGCGGCCTCACCCTTGGCGGCGGATTTGATCTGACGGTCGAACTTTGCCTGTTCCTCGGCGGTCGGCTTCTGGCCCTGAGTAGCCCTGCGGGCTGGCACCGCCTTCTTCGCCGGGGCACGGAACCCTTCATCACTGGGCGTCGGACGGGTGGTCCCACCACCAAAGGCACGAAGGCTCATGACAATGTGAGTCTTGCGTGCCTTGAGGTCCATTGAGGACGGGAAGGTGATTCCCAGCTCACGACCTAGCTGGTTCACATCCTCCATGTGATTGACGTCAGCAATGATGCGGTTCATCTCATCTGCATTGGTGCTGTTGTCGCTGAGCCGGCCAGCAATCCGCTGAAGAGGATGATCGTCTGGCAAGCCTGAGCCCCTAGCAATCTTTCGCCGCTCGGGTGTCAGTTGAGACATGAAGGACTTCGGGGCAGCCTTACGTGGAGCGGCAGCCTTCTTTGCCGGAGCCCGCTTCACAGGTGCCGGCGTCTCACCCCGCATGTGAGCCTTGATCCGGTCCTTGGTCCAGGACTTGGAAGCACCCTCAGCGCGAGGATCGGCAAGCAGCTCATCCTTCGTCATCTGGTCAATGTCGGTGACATCACGGACAGGCTTAGCGGGTGCAGCCTTCTTGGCAGCCGGAGCCCGCTTGACCGGTGTCAGTGGTGCCAGTTCGTCAATCTTTTCCTGTGTCAGTCCCAGAGACTTCAGTCGGGAACGCTTCTGGCGAGTGGTGAGGGAGTCATCTGAGACGATGTGGTCGGCTCGGTCCTCCGGTGTCAACGGGGTGCGGTCGACCTTCGGTGCAGCCTTCTTAACTGCTGTCCGTACCTTGGCTGCTTCAGTCTCGGAGAACGGCTTCTCCTCCGGTGGGTTGACGTACTTGTCAGTGGCCTTTTCACTCTGTGATTCCAGGAGGGCGGCCCGTAGCTTCTCGTACCGGTCAGCCGCAGCCTGGGCTTCGTCCCGTTCACGGCGGAACCCACGAGCCCGGTCACCGGAGGCATTCTCAGCCTTCTGGTGAGCAATCCCGGCCTCGCTGCGGAACCGCTTCGCCTCTTCCCGGGCAGCATGACGGGCCTGGGGCACGGACATCTGCCCACCTCGGACACCGGTAGCTATCTGCCGGTAGACCTTCCCGTCTTCCCCTTCGATCTTCTCCTTGTCCAGCACCTCCAGGGCCGTCCGGTACCGGGCCTGGGTGACGGTCATGTGCCGGCGACCGGTCTGAATCTCCTTGGCCCGCTGGAGTTGGGCAGCCTTCTCCAGCAACGGCTTCTCGGACGGCTCACCGGGCCGTACCCGCTGAGCCCGCTTGACGATGTCCTCTTCCGCCACCGACTGGCCGGACGGTGTTGGCTTCGGCCGCTCCGGTTCCCGGACCCCACGCTTGAGGCCGTGCTGCTCAGCGATCAGGTCAGCGAGTTGGTCCTGAACCTTGATGTCCTGCTCAAACTCCCGGTCCTTGTCGCTGGTGCCGTCGAGCTTGTCCTGGACCAGTTGCCGCTTGTTGACGGCGATGTCGACTTCCAGCTCACGAAGCGCATCCTCGGGACGCCGCTTCCCACTGGTGATGCCCTCATACGCCTTGTTGAACTGCCGGCGACGTGGGCCATCAGAGGGTGCCCCGATCCCTGCCTCATCGAAGGCAGCCCGGAAGTCAACGGTGCGGATCGGTTCCTCGGGTGCGGGCTCTGGTGATGGTGCTCTACCTGGAGCCCCACCACCTACCGATTCGGAGTGGATCGGCTCATTCCGTGGAGGGGGGCCACCGGGACCGGTATCAGTGGGTCCGGTGATCTCCGCTTCGGTAGCACCTAGCCCACGCATCCGCTGTTGGTGTTCCGCAATGGACTGCCGCTCCCGTTCGGCCCTGGCCTCAGGGGTGTTGGCCTCCTGTCGCGCTGCCTCCCGGCCGAGTCCTTCCCGTTCTCCCAGGGCACGCTGAGTCGGGGCCAATGGTGGTGCCCCAGTGGCTCGGGCTTCCCGCATCTCTGGTGTGGCACCGGTTTCCCGTTCGCCACCACGCAGCGGGTGTGGCTCCTCGCCTCCACCTTCGGTGTCAACGATGGCGGTGATGTGGTACCCGCCTCGTCCATCACGGTCCACTTTGGTGATCCGGATGGGCAGGTCCCGGTCCATCATCACGCCACGGTCGTTGGGACCGTTACGGGTGGGGGCGATCTTTGTGCCCTTGGGGGCGACGATGGCCATGTGGATGGGGCCACCGGAGCCAGGACTACCGATCCGGGTGGGGGTGTATCCCTTGCTGGACACCACCTTTCCAGGCAGGTCCCAGACGCCACCGTCTTCAGCGTCCATGAACGCCGGGTCGATGCCGAACGCTTCCGGACCCATGCTTCGGTGCAGGATCAGGTCATCATGGGACGGCTGAAGCTGAGCATCCATCATGTCCACGAAGCGCTGCGTGGATGCGTCCATCCGTCCGGCCTGTAGCTGGACATTGGTGTCGTGCAGGTCGGCCAGCAGCCGACGCTTATCTGCTTCTGGCCAATCTTTGTAGCTGCTGAACAGGTACTGTGACGCCTGCTGGTCCGAGCCGAACTCGCGGTAATCAATCCGGGCAAGCATGTCGAGGATGCGCTTGGCCAAAGTGATGGCCATGCCCACGCCAGCCTTATTGATGAACCGCCCGTTCTTGCCCCGGGGGTGCATGAGTTCTTCTTCTGCACCCCAGGAACTGCCCAGCTTCGCCACAGATCACCTCGCTACTGAACCGGAACCGGAGTCGGTGGAGCCTGCGCCTGCTGCTGTGCGATCTCAGGTGGGAGCGGCGGGTCGTTCTCCGGGGACCCTTCCTCAACGATCTGGTACGGGGCAGACGGGTCAGCCTCAGCCGCCGTGAGCCAGGCATCCCAGTCGGTCGATGCTTCGCCGGCGGCGACCGCTGTCGATGCCTTGGCTGCCAGTTCCGGGTCCATGGCGTAGAGGTGCTCCAGCCGCTTGCGTCGCTCCCGTTGGGCGTAGATTTCCTCGTCCTCCTGAAGGTCGGCCAGGCGCTGAGCCCGCTCCTGACGAGCCTCCTCTTCGTCCATCTGCTCCCGGACCATGGAGGCGAGTAGGGCAACATTGATTCCAGTCGGTGGTCCTGTGTATTCCTCCGGTTCCGGGACCACCGACCCAGCCGCTACCAGAGACATTTGCTCCTCGTTCTCCATCGAGTAGACCGGGAACGCGGGGGCGTTCACGGCAAGAGCGGCGGTCAGCTCCAACGAGCCCTGCTCCCGTCGCCAGTCGCCGGACAGTGGAGATCGGCGCAGCTTCGCCACCTTCTTCGGGGTGGCCTCCGGGACCACGGAGCCGGCCACCCAGATGCCGTACTCGTCCTCGCCGGCCCGGACAATGGCGATCTCGTCTCCGGTGTTGTCGTAGTGCAGGGCGGCGGCGGCGTAACTGAGCCGGATGTCGGCGTGCCGGGTGTCCATCACGATCTTGCCCACCCGCAGCGTGTCACCTTCAGCGGTGAGCACGGTGCCGAGATGGTAGGGGGCGTACCCGAGCCTGGACTTCGGGGCCAGCACACACTCCCGCATAGTCACGTCTCGATGGCACTCACCCCAGGCAGCCAGGTGCCCGTACAGTCGCCCGTCACCCTCCACGGTGATGGGCGTCTTGCCTTCCAGTTGTGGATCCTCGAACCAGGCGGCAGGTGGGGTGAGCGGGTACCCTTCCTCGCTCATGGCGTAGGTGTGAGAAGGGTTCATCTTCATGGCCGCACCTTCAGCGATCTCGATGCCGGCCTTCTTAGCGGCAGCCTTGATCCGTCCTTTGATCTGCTCAAGCTGCTCGTCGGTGTACTCGGCCGCGTTCTTCGGAACGTTGATGTACGCCCACGCGGCCCTGATGTGCTCCGGGGTGTCGATGGGGTACCTCTTCTTGTTGTCGCGGTAGCCCGGGTCGGCATAGTTCACGTCGCCATAGGGCTCCTTAGTCTCGGTTGCCATAGCTGCCTGGATCCCTTCCTGAGCTGACCGGTCCCATGGCGCTCGTATTGAGGCGTCATTGAACTCTTCGGCCATTATCGGGTAAATCTCACTGATCACGTTTCGGAGATCAGCCTTGTCTGCATCGGGGATGTCGGGTAGTCCACCATGGGCACCGGACAGCAGAGCCGCCGCCGCATAAATGGCGTGGTAGATCAGCGTCAGTCGGCCGTTGATGATGTCACCGAACGGGAGCCGGTACGAGGTGGTGGCAGTTTCCGGGAGCCGAGGGTCGTGCCACATGAAGGCCCGCTTCAGCTTCGCCGTATCAGCACCTTCCGCTGATACCTGAGCCCACGCAGCGATTCGCTTAACCGCATCATCGTTGTCAAATACCGCGTCACGGGGGGCAAGGGGAAGACCTTTCCAGCCAGAGGGGTTGACGGACGCCACCAGAGCCCCGCACCCACAGTCCTCTTCCTCCGGCCCTTCCAAGTCCATGACCATGTCGTAGTCGTCATCCGGCCACTCTCCATCCTGGTTGAGGGAGTAGATGCGCATAGCACTGAACGCTGGGATGGAGACCAAGGTGGCCCCACCGATGGTGAACTCCAGGACGTGGTCGATCCCGGTGAGTGGGTCAGCGGTGCCGGCCACCGGGCCACCCGGGTCAATGCTGGTGCCGACCACCCCCTGCTCCATCAGGTACCGGGCCTTCTTCGCGTCCGGGATGGTGTCCTCATCGAGGAAGTCACCCCAGCCGTAGGCAAAGTCCAGGCCCGCCTCGTTGGGGCCGTAGGTGATGCCCAGGATCCGGCCAACGGTGACAGCGCCCTCGTGCCCCGGTGCCGTACGCTCCCGCCAGTCCAGGGGCAGCGGCAGTACCCGGTGCCGGAGGGCTCCGTGCTCAAACACCCGCTTCCGCCGTGGCTCCTCAGTGAGTCGCCCGATGGATGCCAGGGGTCCGGCCCATAGGTGCTTGCCCAGCATTGGCATGGCAGCCAGCAACGCTTCCGCGTCACTGAGTTCCTGACGGGTATGGACGAATCCCTGCTGCCCCTGCTTCCCGTTGTTGGCACGAGCAGCCATGGCAGCCGTGATGGCAGCCTCGCCAGGGTGACCTTTCCCGGGAGGAGCGCCTAGGGCCTTCTGGTGCAGGATGTTGCACAGGCCCTCGGGGTTGGTGGGGAAATACTTCCGGAGCTGACGCACGCACCGGTTGAAGTCGTGGGGCAGACCCCAGCGGATCTTCAGGGCACCCTTGCCGGCGAGCCAGTACCTCTGTAGCTGGAGCGGCATCCCTCGTGCCGGGTTCGGATCCATCACCGCCCCCTTTCGTTGAGGATCACCAGGTCGCATCGGCAGTTGATGACCGCCTCAGGTGGTCCCATTGGATCACCCGGAAACATAAGTGGGAACCCTTCGACGTAGAACGGGTATCCGAGGTCCCGGACCTGGCCGTCTACTTCTCGGTGGGAGATTCGGACTCGTTCGTCTCGTTCGGTGTCCCAACGTTTGCGGAGCAGTCGCCCGGTGACCCGGGACTGTTCCATACCCGCTGCCAAGGTGCCGGCTCCGTAGGCTCGGGTGGTCTCGGTCTGGGCAATGGTTCTTGCCCTAGCCGGCCAGTTCTCTGAGCCGGTGTAGCTGAGCACGGAATCGACTCGTTGAGCAATCTGCTCCACTGATTCACCACTGTTCGTGCCATCCGTAATGGCGGCGAACACCAGGTTGTATGTCTCATCAGGCATCCGTACCAGGAAGTTCTGGGTCTGGGCTAGCTGACTTACTACGAAGGCGTGGCGGCTTACGGGGGGCACGTCGGTCGCCTGACTCCAGGCGCTCAGGCTGATCTTGCCAATCTCGGTCAGGATCGTATCGACTTCGCCGTCCCAGTCGCCCTGGGTGCCGTAGATGGCCGTAGGGTCCGGCATCATCCGGTACTGCCGCCATGGCTTCATCACCGCCTCTCGGGCACTGGCCAGCCACCGCTGCAACGCACCGGCTACCACTCCTGTCAGCCTGTTCTCATCCTCTTCACGGCTGGCCACGGAGGAAGCCTCTACGCTGAAGGACAGTGCCGAGGGTGGAGGAGCGATGCGGGACACGTTGTTCGATCAAGGCAAAGCAGTATTCCTGGAGCGTCGACTCAAGGGCTACCGTGTCAAGGCTTGGGTCAAGGTGTTCGGCCAGAACTGTGAGATGATCCCAGGCTCCGGCAAGCAGCTTCTGGCGATCAGCTTTGTCGGACGTGATTCGCGTATGGAGATCATGAGGCGGTACCCCGGGCCAATTGCCGCGCTGGTGGCGGTCAAGAAGACGCTTACCTACAAGCTCCATGGCCCGCACAACCGCCGCGTTTGCCACCACGAACACATTGGCGTTGGTCACCGCATAGGCATCTGGATCCCCAGTCAAGGACGCAGTGACCGCCTGCGGTCCTGGCGGTGGACCACCGGGAGCGTTCTGGGCCTCTGTTTCCAATGGGAGCGGCGGGCCGGCGGTTGGTGAGATGCCGGTCGGTGGTGCCGGTGGTGGGGGCGGTCCAGCACCAGGCATTCCTTGCTGCGGCGTGACCACGGTTTCGGCCGGCAGGATGTCCTCGGTGTAGCCAGCCACTTTGCGTACGGCTGGGATCTGGAACAGGTTCGGGTCCCGCAGCATCAGCTCCCGGGTGAACCGCTCCAAGTCCTCCTCGTCGCTGGGAGCATCGCTGATGGCGTAGTCGCCGGAGATGAGCACCGTTTCCCGGCTGACCAGACCCTTGTCGTACATCTCCCGGGTGTCCTTGAGCCGCTCCGGCCGCACAGTCAACGGGGCAGTGTCGTACCAGAACACGTACCGGTCCGGGTCTTCTTTGAGGGCCTTCAATGCCGGCTGAAGATAGCTGGAGGTCAATCCGTCGCAGATCCGGTTCATCAAAGGAACAATGTGGACGTTGATCTGGCCTTCCATGATCTGCCAGGCACCCCAGTGATTCGCTTCCCCGGCACCAGTGAGGATGGACGGGTCAATGTCCATGGCGAGGGCGAACCGGCGTAGGGCTTCAGCTCTCAGATCCAGCGCCTGCTTCGACAACTCGCTGGTGAACTGGATCAGGTCGATCTTCCCCAGCGCCTCTATCGGGATCTCGGCGAAGGTGGGCACCACACCTGCTGCCGTACCTTCACCCTTGAGTGAAGCCGAGCCTGTCTTCATCAGCCTGGATGTGAGGGCATCCCCACCGGTTAGCGGGTTGCCTTCCTGGTCCACCTCGTCCGGGAAGGACACTTCCTTCGGGATGAACATGAGGCCGGCAGAGACAAGCCGGGAGTCGATCTGGGCGAACACGAACCGGGTCAGCCGCTCGATCTCCCACAGCATCGGCATCGCCGCCCGGGTGGGGGAGTCAGCCCACAATCCACGCCGAGGGTGTGGGGTCCACACCCGGATAATCATGTCCCGCTCAGGGTTCAGATCCTCGGGCTCGCCGTCGTAGCTGGTCATGGTGACCCGGCCGGTGCGGGAGTACCGCTTCAGTTCGGAGCAGGACAGCACGAACCATTCGTCTGAGGTGGGGTCATCGGTGCTGCGGCCGATGATGTAGGCGTCGCCCGCCACGGTCAGGTTGATGCCGAGCATTCGGATGGCTTCGGCCTTACTGACCGGACCTCCGAACAGGGTGTCCGCCAGCCCGGCTATCTTGGCTTTCTTTACCTCTTGCTGGACCCGGCCGTTCTTGTCCACTTCGGCAACGTAGATACGCACGCGGGAGCAGGCGGAACCGATCCAGTTGGCTACGAACCTTAGTTCGCCAATGATGTCGTACAGTCGCCATGCTTCCTGCTGCCATGTGTCGTCACCGAACTTGTAGCTCCTCCATCCCTGCCCGTCCAGCTTGATTCGGGCAGCAGACGCGACAAGACTTTTCGGTGCCTCATGGGCGGTGGGAACGGCTGACGTAGCCCTCCGGCTGCCCAGGCGCATGGGCTACCCCTTCCGTTCAGAGAGATAGCCGGCAACCATCGAGGCTGCCGGAATGGCGAGGGCTGCAATGACCCACTTATTCGGGAACAGTATGGCCACCGGCATGATCGGGGTGGCCACCCAGATAGAGGTACACCATTGACAGTGGGCCAGATATGAGGCCATGGAGGACTCTCCCCACCGCCTCACCACCCACTGTCGGTACTTCACCATCAACTGGTCCTCAACCAGCAGTCTGGTTACACGAGCTACGGCAAGGACACCAACCACCACGGAAAGGACCAGCACGCTATTACTCTACGGTTGCCAAGAGCGCAAGGGGTAGTGGCAAAAAGAAACGCCCCCTACCAGCCATAGGGGGCGTCTCCTGTTGGTCGCTAGCGGTTCACTGCTGCCAACGTATCGTCTCGATAGTTACCGGTCCAGACTCCCACTCCACCGCAGGCGTCCGTGAACCCGTACGCCGGCCGGTGTGGGTCGATGGTGTAGTTACCGAACGGGGCATAGAACCGGTTATTAATGACGATCCAGCCGCCAGCCACATTCTCCGGGCAGTACACGGTGAAGGCACCGGCACTGAAGAAGTTCCCGTCCAGCCTCCACCGGCAGTTCTGGTCCGGGTTGCTGATGATAGAGCTGGTAATCGGGTTCAGGCCAACGAAGGAGTTGTGCAGGATCTGTACGTCACAGCCACCCTGCGACTGGATGACATCACCATGGGCCGCACTCGTGCCCTCCACTGCACCGAGGTAGGAGTCACGAATCACCGAGTTGGCATTGATCTCCAGTGCGTTTTCACAGTCGTGGACGTACATACGGGTCGCGACGAAGTTCGGTCCCCACAACCCGTTGCCGGTGCCGTTGACACAGGTGATCTCACTGTCGTGGATCGTCAATGAACCGGACTGAACCTCAACGCCCCAGAAGCAGACACCGGTGATCAGGCTGTTCCGGATCGTCACACTGGAGGCCCGGACTACCAGCCCGCACGGGATCCGCTTGCCGTCGATGACGGTGGTGCTGGTGGTAATCGTCATCGGCCCCTGGTAGGCCGTGAGCACCACGGGGCCAGGTACACCGGTTGACGCCAGGGTCGGATACCCACACGAGGCCAGCCGCGCCTGGTCGATGGGACCGGACGAGTTCTTCACGTCCCCGAAGCAGTTCCGTTGCAACCCAGTCGGGCTCGGCGTCGGCGTCGGCGTCGGCGTCGGCGTCGGGCTCGGGGACGGGGAAACGCTCGGGCTCGGGCTAGCTGACGGATTTGGTGATGGTGATGGTGAAGGTGACGGGCTAGCCGATGGTGAAGGACTCGCCGTGGGACTGGGGCTAGGCCCGGTCAAGGAATTGATCAGCTTCGTCTGCGCACTCACGCACCGATTAGCGGCGGTTCGCTCACCACTGGTCAGGTTCGGTAGTCCCAGTTGCAATTGACAGTTGCGCAACATCTCCCGGGCGAAAGTGAGGTCGGCTGACTCTGCGGCCGGCGCTGGTCTAGCCAGCACCACCAGTGCCACAACGAGCCAGATGATCGGCCCTACGACCAGTGACACCTGGAAGGCACGCTTCCATCGTTTGGTTCTCAGGGACATCTCCATAGCCCCATACTGCTACAGCAGGCGGTCCAGGGCATACAGGTCCTGGGTGAGCTGGAAGTCGTACTTGCTGGGGTCGGAGACGTTCATCCGGTTCCGCTCGCCGGCCATGAGCTTCAGGCAGGCATGAACTAGGGCGTCCATGCGGTCCGGTGACTCCCGGGTACTTTCCGGGTCGAAGAGAACCATTTGATCCTCCAGCAGGTCGTGTTCACCGACCATGTGCAGCCGTCCCTGTTCGGAACGCATGGCCACCGGCTCTGCCCGCGTCTTCTTGCCGTGTTTGGCGTGGACCGCCAGCATCGGAGGAGAGGAGTTCTTTGGGAACATCCCCAGGTCGATGCACTCGACATAGGCGTCACGGAGCACTTCCTGGAGGTACCGCTTACCCAGGTTCTCCTCGTACACCAGTAGGTCGGCACTGAACTCAGCCACCGCTCGCCACATCGCCAGGGCTGCTGCACGGCCGGAGTCCGGCACCGTCCGATCGGCCCGGACGTACAGGTGGTTGTCCGGACTCCTTGACACAACAATTATTCCGGTGCTGGCGTCCTCGCCGGTCAGGTTGGGGTCCACGCCCACCACCGTGGACACCAGGTCCGGCATCTCCTCCAACTTAATCCGGTACTTGACGATGTTCATGCGCTTAAACAGGCCACCACCGGTCAATTCCAGCATCTTGCCGTACAGCTCCTGCTCCCCCAGGTCGGTACCGGTGTAGCGGAGCTTCAACTCCCGCAGCACATGGGCGGACAGGTTGGCGGCGTTGTCGAAGGTGGAGCCACCCATGAGGTAGATGGTCCCGTCCTCCCGGCTCATCCACTCCTGAAGCAGCTTGATTGGCTTCGGGGTGGTGGTGGCGAAGCAGCGGGGGTGATCCCCGATCAGGTCTGTCCGCAGGGATGGCAGGATGCCCTCGTACCAGGACTCGTACGGCTTGGGCCACTTGCAAATCTCATCCACCCAGGCACCGGAGGCGTTGTAGCCACGCCCGACATCCTCGTCGTCGGCCCCTTCGGCGTACACCTTGGCACCGTCCGGGAACAGGATCATGGGTCTGGGTGACTGCTTGTACCGGTAGTCGATTCCTCGCCGCTGGAGCACCCGAAGCATCCCAGCCGGCCCCTCCAGGCAAATTGTCCTGGTATCAGCGAGCGTCTCAGCGATCAGAAGCCACTCGGTCGGCTGACCGTGTGCGTCAAACGGGTGCTGGATTACTTTCTCTGTCAACCATTCCGCACCCGCCCGAGACTTCCCCCAGCCACGTCCGGCCAGGGCCAGGGCAACGAGCCAGTCCCCGGTCGCTGGCGGGATCTGCTCCGGGCGAGCTACCCACCACCACTCCCCGTTGATGATCTCTTGCAGGATCTCTGGCGGCAGGGCGTCGATCCACGGGTCCCGAACCTCCCGTGGAAGTAGTGCCACCCGTTGTGCCAGCGAAAGTCCCATTTGCTTGATCATACGACGGAGGGGTACCGTCGAGAGCACCTACGGGATCGACTGGACCGCCCGATCTGACCTCCGGGTCAGGGTCCAGTCAAGGATTCGGCCCCCTAGCGTCCCAAAAGACGCGACGATGGGGGCCGAATCTTTTTGTCATACCCGCTTGGTACCTTCCCACCTAACCGAGGGAGGGCTAGAGTCAGTTGATACCCCTGGCTAGGCAACGGATAGAGGTGTTCATGGATGACTTGGCCGACATCGACCTCGGTCGGGCGGTTGTGGCTCAAAGGAAGCTCAAGGAACTGCGTGACTCGCTGGGTCTGACCCGCAGTGTCATGGCAGAGTTCCTGCACACGTCGGTGTTGACATACACCTCCTGGGAGAAGAGGCCGAAGATCGCGATGTGGTCCGCCTCCGCTGGCAAGATCGGGCGGTTCTACCGGGCAGCGACAGTGGAGCTGGAACTCCTGAACGAGGACAAGGTCCCAATCAAGAAGCTGGCCCCCCTTCATGTCGCAGCCAGCCAGCTTGGGGTCCCACAGGAGTTGCTGTTCCAGTGGTACCGGGACGGGAAGTTCCAGGCATTTGACCTTGGGATCCTGGGCCTGTGGCTACGGCGGGACACCATCAAGGACATCGGGCATTGAGGAGATGTGTCATATGCGGAAACGAGCTGCACCCTCTCCTGGAGCCCGGGACCATCACCCATCCAACGTGCCCCATGTTCTCTGAACCGGACGAGGGCGACCCATTCGCCGCGCTCCTGAAACACGAGCTGACCGAAGTGATCCTGGCCAAGGAGCGAGCCAATCCCCGGGCGCAACAAACCGAGGTGGGTCCTTCCGAAATCGGTGACCCCTGTGACCGTCGCCTTGGGTACAAACTCGCCGGTATCCCGGAGCGGAACGTGGACTACGACCCGTGGCCATCCATCATGGGTACGGCTATGCACTCCTGGCTGGAAGAGGCAGTCCGGGATCATGGTGGTAGTGAGTGGATGACTGAGACCCCGGTAGCTGTGGGCGAGTTCGTGAAGGGTCATTCGGACCTGTACCACCGGTCAACCGCCTGCGTCATCGACCACAAGTCAGCCGGCCCTGATGTTATGAAGAAGATTCTGAAGGAGGGGCCTCCCCCTGGATACGTGGTCCAGATACAGTGCTACGGGTACGGGTACGAGAAGCTGGGGATGCCGGTCAGGAAAGTGGCCTTGGTGTTCTACCCCCGAGCCGGCTGGCTCCGGGACATGTACGTCTGGGCCGACACCTATGACAGATCCATCGCTGAGGCTGCCTTGAAACGTCTGTACGGAATCGCGCACACAGTAGTATCCCTGGACGTATTGAAGCAGAGTCATCGATGGGAGCAAGTGGATGCAACCCCATCCAACTCGTGCGGGTTCTGTCCCTGGTATGACCCGGGCCGGGACCTTGAACGAGGGGCCGACGACACCGGATGTCCGGGGAGGTGAATATGACCGAGAAATCTGACTGGTACAAGGACATGGTGAAGGCGACCAAGGAACGTGAGCGTGCCCTCACGATGGTCGCCAGATGGCAGGAGATCGTTGCTGATGCTGAGGCAACAATCAAGCGACTCTCATTGAACATGGCAGCAGAAGCGGCTCAGAAAACGGAACAGGAGTAGGGAACATGAAGTTCGATGAACCGGAAGAGGCTGGCGGTAACCGCTGCTACCCGAAGAACGTGGTCAACCACCTGCTACTGGTGTGGGCCGTTGACTACGTCGCAGATAGCCCGACGAAGTTCAGCCGGCCAGACAAGCCCAGTGACGTGATCATCGTTGACGTGGTCGACCTGGACCAGGTTGACGAGGAGACCGGTCAACCAGGGCTCGTGGCCCGGCAGGCTTGGTGGCGTCAGGCCCGCCTGATCCAGAGCCTGAGGCCGAAGCTCGGAAGCGCGGATCCAATGCTGGTCCGGATGGTGAAGGGGGTCAGCTCCATGGGCATGAACGCCCCGTTCGAGCTGGTGTCCCAGACCGGGGATCCTCAGTGTGTCAGTCGGGCACAGTCCTGGTTCGGAGCCAACCCGGGGTTTAAACCCAGCGTCGCTGGTGCTGCTGATGTGCCTCAGCAGCCGCAGCCGGCCTCTCACTGGGACACACCGGAGCACGAGTACGCCCCGGCCCAGGAGGAAACCCTGCTGGAGCGGATGGCTCGTCAGTCCACCCAGCAGAGCCCGTCACTGCCACCACGGCAGCCGGCTCGACCTGACGGAATGCCCTTCTGAAACAACGAAGCCCCCTCCGGGTCCGGAGGGGGCTTCGGGCTCTAGCCTACTGGTGGGTTCGGTGCCATGATGAAGACCACCTTCCGAGGCCGCTCGGCAAACAGTAAGGGTCCCCTTCGGCGTTTTCGATACCAGGGGACCCCTACCAGATAGGTGACGAGATGAAGATAGCAGACATTGCCAAAACTTGGCAATCGGCCGGAGTGTCGGTCATCCCAATCCTTGCCAACCAAACGAAACGTCCCGCCTTCCGGTGGTCCCCGTACCAGGTCTCCATACCCACCCTGGGTGAGGTGGATGAGTGGTGGGGCAACGGGAAACCGTACGGGCTCGCCCTGATCTGTGGTGCCGTCTCCGGCAACCTGGAGATGACCGAGATTGAGGGTCGGGCGTGTGATGGGGAAACCCTCACCGACATCAGCAACCGCATGGACGAGCTAGGGGTCGGGCACGTCTGGGACCGGCTCAACAGCCACGAGGGCTACTCGGAGCAGTCACCCTCGGGTGGGCTGCACCTGCTGTACCGGATCTCCGACCACGAGGTACCCGGCAACACCAAGATTGCCAGTGGTGAAGATGGGCTCTGTCTGGCTGAGACCCGTGGTCATGGCGGGTACGTGATCGTGGCCCCCACCCCCGGCATCTGTCACCCGTCCGGCGAGTCGTGGAACCTGATCAGTGGCAGTTACGGACACTTGCCGTCAATCACTTGGACTGAGCGCAACCTGCTGCACGAGGCTTTACAGTTGGCTTTGGGTGGAACCCCCGGTCCACCCGTGCCGGCCGTGCTCCCCGATCCACCCCCCCGGGTCCCAGGGTTGAGCGCGGCCGGTCTCACCCCGGGTGACGACTTTGAAGATCATACTGACTGGGCAGAAATACTGGAGCCACACGGATGGCACCTCGAATCCAGACATGGAACCGAACGACACTGGACCCGCCCCGGGAAAAACACTCGGGATGGCGCTTCGGCCACCACGGGCAGAGCCAACGATCGCGACCGCTTATACGTGTTTTCAACCTCCACCTTGTTTCAGTCGGAAGTTCCCTATACCAAATTCGGGGCTTATGCACTGCTGAACCATAACGGTGATCATTCAGCCGCCGCTAGGGCGCTAGCGAAGCTCGGCTTCGGGGACCGGCGCGAGGTTGCCGTACTCGACACCCTCAACCGGAACCCAGAGGAAGAGACCTGGTACCGGCTGACTGAGGCCGGCAATGCTCGCCACCTGTGGGACCGAGTTGCCGGCCGGTACCACTTCGTTCACCAGACCAAGCACTTTGTCTACTGGGATGGCAAGGCGTGGATTGAGGACCGGAACGGCTCACTCACCCGGGAACTGCTCCAACTCACCGAGGACATGGACGCCTACGGGCAGGCCAACGACATCCAGGCCCGGTGTAAATGGGCCACCGCATCACAGAGCAGCGCGAAGATCAAAGGCACCCTTGAGGTCATGAAGGCCATGGTGGGTTGCACCCGAGGCTGGGAGGAGTTCGATGTTGACCGGCACCTGCTCAACGTCGGCAACGGCATCCTCGACCTACGCACTGGGGCTCTGGCTGCGCACGATCCAGCTAAACTGATGACCCGGATGTTCGCTGCCTCGTACGACCCCAGCGCCACCTGTCCCGAGTTCCACGACTTCATGGACGCCGCGTTGCCTGACCCGGAGATGAGGACCTATGTCCAGCGAGCCCTTGGGTATTCCCTCCTCGGAGATGTCGATCAACGATCCATCTTCTGGATCTACGGACCACCGGGCACGGGTAAATCAACTCTTATGGATACTATCCGTTTCCTCTTTGGAGACTATGGAACCACGGCTAGCTCAGGTGCTTTTAGGGCTAAGAGCAAGGACCATGGGCCTTCCACCGATCTCCACGACCTACGTAGGAAGCGGTTCGTAACCACCTCCGAGACGGCCGAGACCACCTCCTTCGATGAGGACCTGCTCAAGCGACTCTCCGGCCGCGACCAGATGAAGTCCCGGGAGCTGTACCAAGCAAACCAGGAGTGGACCCCGGAGTGTGTGCTGTGGATGGCCACCAACAACGCCCCCCGGTTCAGTAGCGATGACGATGCCATCTGGCGTCGGACGAAGCTGATCCCGTTCCTGACCGTGTTCACGGGTGCTGGCGAGAGGCCGGACTTCGCTCGCCGGGTCCTGCTCCAGGAACGGAATGGGATCTTGAACTGGCTCCTGGAGGGACTGGCCGACTTCCAGGCGTTCGGCCTGGGGGAGCCGGCATCAGTGCTCCAGATGGCCAAGGATCAGCGGGCGCAGTCCGACTCGGTGGCCCGGTTCATTGATGAACGGCTGCTCGACGGAGTTCTGGTGGAGGGGCCACAGGAGCGGGTCCGGACCAGTGAGCTGTATGCCATGTACACGGACTGGGTGAAGCAGTCCGGTGAGCGTGCCGTGGGCAGTCGCCGGTTTATCACCCGGATGCAGACCAACTTCCCGCACCTGCCCCACGTCAAGATCGCAGGGCATTACTACTGGCAGGGGCTCGGGCGTGCAGTCAACGGCTGGATGCTGGGTTCGGCCCCACCCACCCTGTACAACGACTAGGACTTGACGCTGGTGACAGTGGTGGTACTGTTGCTCCCATAAGCACTAACCCCCCCCTGGGGGGACAAGGAAGGAGGATCAATGAGTAAAAGTATCTTGATCGAACTGATCAAGACGGATCGGAAGCTGGAACCCGGCGACGACATCGCGGACCTGGCTAACCTGATCTCCGGGTTCGGCCTCAAGGTTCCCGTGCTCCTAGACCAGGACTACAACCTGGTCGACGGGCTCCGGCGCATCGAGGCCATGAAGCTGCTAGGTGAAACGAAGGTCCCTGCTGTCGTTGCTGACATGTACGAAGAGGCCATCGCCAACCTGAAGCTGGCACACCAGGACCGCGACGGTGTTGGTCCCAAGCGGACCCGGCAGATTGAGCTGGGCATCGAGGATCTTCGGATCGCCCGCACCTCCCGTCTTCGGGCCAGGTACGCCAACGTTCCGATCGGCAAGCGCGGCACCATCCCTAAGGAGCTTCGAACCCGGGATCTGTTTCAGGACGCGATGAACGATGTTAACGCGCCCAAGTACGCCCAGATTTACCGACAAGCCGAAGCCGGGGTCATGTATGCACAGGAACTGGTCGACGCACTAGAGGCTGGCGAAATGGGCATCAGCACCGCCATCTCCCGCCTTGAGGAACGGCGACGGACAACCGGGGACGTTCATACGTTGCCGGACCAACGGGCACTGCTCCACGGTGCCACTCGGGGACTGTCCGGCCTGGTCAAGGGCCTGGACAAGATGGGGAGCCCAGTCAAGCTGTCCAAGGCCGAACTGGAGCCCATCCTCAAGGAACTCAAGGCTCACCGCGCCAAACTAGCTAGCTTCATCCGATACATCGAAAAGGAGTCAAAAGGAAAATGACGGAATACAATTTCACCGAGGAATGGATCCCGGTGTCGGAACTGGAAATCGACCGGGCCGTGCAGCGGTCCAGCTTCGACCGGGGCAAGGTTGAGCGGTTCAAGCGCAACTTCAACCCGGCCGCTCTGGGCGTCATCACAGTGTCCCGGCGCAACAAGGTGACACTCATCATCATTGATGGGATGCACCGCACTCAGACCGTCAAGGAGCTGAGCACCAACGAGGGCAAGATCCTCTGCCACGTCTTCACCGGCCTGACCAAGGCCGAAGAGGCGCAGATGTTCCTGGACCTCAACGCCGGCACCCAGCCAACGGTCATGGACAAGTTCCGGGTTTCCATCACCGCTGAGAACGAAAGGTCCATCGCCATCGAGAAGCTCTGCCACGCCTACGGGTGGTCTATCAATCCCTCCCGGAACAAGGGCAATATCCAGGCAGTGACCACCCTGGAGCGGATCTACAAGCTCTCAGAGAAGATCGAAGCTGAACCGAACCTGCTTCAGGTGGTGCTCCTGTGCATCACTCACGCCTGGGGCCTGGACCCGGACGGGAGCAAAGCCGTCATCATGGAGGGCATCGCTGCCCTGGTCGCTGAGCACGGCAGCAACCTGGACCTGGACGTGCTCCAGCGCAAACTCCAGAACTACCCTGGTGGCCCCACGGGGCTGCACACCGACGCTGTGGCCTTGGCCAACATGCGACGGGGCCGAGTCACTATGGCGGTCGCTGAGAGGCTCACGGACGAGTACAACAAGGGCCGCAAGTCCAAGGGCCTGAGCCCGTGGCGTCGCCGGTCATGAAGCTCGACTCACCTATCGCTGGTGCGTTAGGCGCACTAGCCGCGTTCACACTTCTGATGGCCCTAGTCGCTGTTCTTGTCAACAAATGGGAGCCCTTCCTTGGCTCACTCGTCATCTGGGTGGGCCTCGGGGGAGCAGTTCTTGGAGTCAAGATCCATAACCGGTTTCGGGGGGAAGAAGAGTGACTACGGCGTGGTGCCGGCGATGCCGGATGCGGATTCGGTGGTATCCCAGGTGGGGGGCCTGGGGTACGGCCACCGGAACCAAAGAGTTCGCTACTCAGTGTGTGACCCCGGACGGGGAGCACGAGCCCACTCAGGAGAAGAATTGGGGAGGTGCCGAGATTGGCACAGTTACCACCTGACGGAACCTGGCTCATTCAACAAATCGGTGGAGAGGTCATCCTCTTTCACCGGTACACAGAGGAAGAGGTTGTGCGCTTCAATCCCAGTGATGCTGATGCGGCGGCTAAGGCTCAACACGCCATCCACCTGAGTGATCAATTGGATGATGAGCAGAAGTCCATGGCACATTTCTGGTCCGGGTACTTTTACGCCCACGCAACCTGAAACGAAAGAGGCCCTACCCGGAACCCGGGTAGGGCCTCTTCTGTTTCGTTCACGCCATGGCGGATTCCGGCTGCTTCCTCAGCTCTGTGACTACGGAGTAGGCGTAGTTGTAGGAGGTGCCAGCAGCGGCGGCGATGTCCTTGATGGACAACTCTGGTGCCTTAGCGAGGATCTGGGCAATTCGCTCCTTGCTGTTTGGTCCCTTATCCCGCTTGGGGGCCGCGTCAACCTTCGGCTTCCCGGTACGCACCATGGCTCCTGCCTCAGCCGCCTCCAGGTTGAGGAGGTGGGCGTTCAGCTCATATACCGACACGGAGGCGATCACCATGAGGCCATCGATCAGGAGCGGAAGCATGAACCCAGCCTGATCATCCCCGGTGTAGCGGAGAACCGCCGCACGCTGATGCCAATAGCTGAGCCAGCCACCGGCACCTGCGATGCCTGCGGTGGCGACCGGTCGTGCCAGTCTGATAAACCACGCTGCGTCTTTGCGTATGGGGATCCTGCTGACTAGTTCCCAACCACCTAGAACCAGCAGGGGCGGCATGGCCGCAAAGGTCCATGTCACCAGGTTGAACGTCCCCGCATGGAGGATGTTCGCCCAGATTGAGAGGGCGGCGGTAGCGACGATGATGCCACGGCAGTACCACCTGAGGTGAACGAAGTTCTTGCGCTTTTTGGATACATTCATCCGATTCCCCTTTCAAGGGATTGTGTTGATTGGCCTGGGGTAGCGGGGGCATAGCCTCACTCGCTCTCACCAGTACGGCAACAGTATCCCAGGGGAGGGGTGGGTGTCAAGAGCTAGAGGATGTGTCCACTTGCCAGAGCCCGGTGGTACGCCAGCCACCGGTCATCAGCCTCACGTCGAAGCTGTTCCGGTGTAGGTGGCGGCTGGCACTCAGGACGCCGGCACGGGTCCACCAATGAGGCGTACGGCCCAGCAACCGTGCTGATGTCGATGACATCCAACTCGTCACCACAGGTGGGGCACTTAGGCATTGAGCAGCCTCCAGGCTTCTGCGAGCTGTGGCGGGCACACCGCGTTCCCGATCACGCTCAGGGCCTTGGTGCGCTCCAGCCACTGGGTTACGTGGCCCTCAGGTAGGCACATCAGCCACTCGGCGAACTGGGCCGATAGCCGGGGTAGTCCCCGTGGTCCAATCTCACTGATCAGTGGTGGTGGTCCGTACGCCTCAACATGCTTCTCTATGGCGCGCCCGTATCTGGTCAGGGTCACCTGCAACTGACCCACGCGCTCCAGGGATCCCGTCAGGTCCTCACCGTCGTCAAGCCTAGCTGTGGGGGTGGGGAACACGTCCCAGCGTCCCTGGACGGCACAGAACCTGGTCGGCACCCGCTCCACCTCCGCTGCCCATTCACCACGGGTGGCGAGGAGGAACAGCCGGTGCCGGTGGTGGGCAGCCTGTACGTGACAGGCACCAAGGGTGAGCCAGCGGACCCCGTACCCGAGCTGGTCGGTTAGGTCATCCAGGATCTGGTTCCACAATCGCCCCCCGTCGAAGTAGACCAGGTTCGGCACGTTCTCCATCAGGAGTTGATGGGGTCGTTGCGCGTCCAGGGCTCGGGCAACCTCGGGCCAGAGCCAGCGAGGATCAGCGTCACCACGCTTACCACCGGCCGAACTGACCGGCTGGCAGGGAAACCCGGCCGTGATCAGGTCGACTTCCTCTTGCAGCCACCAGTCGACCTGGGTCACGTCACCCAGGTCGGCGTCGTAGTCGGTGCCGGGAAGACGAATCTTGCTCAGGTCCTCGTCCCACTCAGCCCACCAGGGCATGGTGAAGTCGACCCCGGCCAGCTTGAGTCCTAGCTCGATGCCGCCGCAGCCGGTGAACAGGGATCCAATTAGCACTACTGGGTCCGCTTCCTGCTCCGCGCCATGAGGTACAGGGTGGTCGCCACGAACACTCCATAGACCACCGCCCAGTACTGTGCGCCCTCTGACCACGCCTGGATCACGAACATCAGTCCAAGCACCCACAGGATCACCACGAAGATCCAACCAATCATCGGTTCATCCACCATTTCTCGAACTTGATCAGGCCCCAGGCCAGCAGGCCCACGGCAACGAGTAGCAACCACTCCATACCCTCAACCCTACCCCTCCCCCCACCCGCGTTCAAGAGCCCGCGCTCACTGAGCCAGGATCCTCGATCCTCGCGCGAGCAGACCCCGGAAAGTTGTTGCTGAGTCAACCAACAGGACTATGGGGCCATGATCAATCCGAACCACCCTTCCTATATACCTGATCCCTTTTTTTTACAGCTCTGAAAATGCCTCGCGTTGAGATAGACTTGTTTCGGAAGATGATCATCCCCATAATCCTGTTTCGGGAGCGTTATGTCCGATATAGAGGTGTATCTGGAAGTCCTGGCTCTGATCAAGCCTCGCTACCTGTACGTGGAACGCCGCTGGTGGCGTTACGACCCCGACACCGCCACCTGGACCCAGGCGCGAGCCCGGGAGCAGCTCTACCGCCTGATCCAGGCCGTGTGGAAAGACCAGAAGCCGGATCAGACACCCCGGGCATACCTCACCCTCAGGATCATGGCTGAACTGGCAGCAGAGCTGGCCTCAACCACCTTCCCCGGTCGCCCTAACCCGTCTCTGGAGCCATCCGCGCCTCCAGCTCCCCCACCTGAGCCCGAACCAGCTCCCTGACATCCACGCGGGTCACCGAATCAGGCTCGTTGGCCCCGTGAACCGGGGAATCAAGCCGGTAGAGCTTCGTCAACCGGTCCACGACCCTGATCCCGGCCTCGATGAAGCGAGGATCGGGCTTGCCCGCGTCCGCGTTGATGAACGGCTCGCAGGTGCGCCACATCAGCTCCAGCCGTTGCAGCACCAGCGCCCGGACCATGGGTGTTGACCGGGCCAGTTCCTCTTCCCCGATGCCCATGTCGGGGGTTACTGACAGTTCCATGCCACCAGGGTCCCCCTGGCAAAGATGCATATCAACATGCACAGCAAAGCTGCTGATCATATACAGGTCCCATGTATATGTATACGGGCTCTGAGATGGATGGGGTGTATCAGGATATTGAAGAAGGGTCATGGATCAGTGAGGCGTCCGTGCAACCGCTCCCACTATGCAACCACCCGGGCTCCGGATTCGGACATTCCGGTCTTGCCTGGTATCTGTTTGAGGGTTCAAGTATCGGGGAGGGATCGACGTTCGTGCCTGAATCCGGCCTGGGGCCTAGGGGCCTGGGTCATGATCAGGGATCTTGAGCCTGGTTACTGGTGAGTAACCAGGGTGGGGGTGTAAGGGGTGAGACCTGGTACTGGTCCTTACATGGGTGGGGCTCGCTGGACCGTCGGCAGTGACCCCTGTCGATGGTCGAGCTCGATCCATGGCCCTTGATCCTCGCCCTGGAGCGATGACCGTGGATGGTCGTCCAGGTGGACTCCATGTCGATGGATCTGGACCGTAGCCGGAGCTGGACACGCCAAACACCCCCGTACCAGGTGAGGGTACGGGGGTGCGGGTTAGGGGGCGAACAGGTCTACGAGACGCACGCCGATGATGGCCCCGCCGAATCCCAGCCCGATGTACCAGAGACCGGACACGGCGTAGATCAGGTATCGCCTCACTGCGCGGCCCGCCACGAGTCGACGGCTGCCATCATCGCCTGAGCCGTTCTCAGCTCCGGTGCGTCGATGGTGTCGCCTGTCGGCTCGGTCTGTAGCGGGTCGGTCCCTGAGACGATCCGGCGTACCTTGATCGTGCGGTCAGGCTCGCCGGTCCAGACGTACAGTCGCCCGTCGCCGGGCGAGTACCTGAACGCTGGTACGGTTGCTACGGGCATGGCTGCCCCTCCAATCCTGCCGGGAGTCTCCCGGCCTCGTGCCCTCAGCGTGGAGTCGAACCACGTTCGCAGGGTCGCCGCTACGTGTCACACGCGACGGGTGCGCCCGATGTGGCGCGGTGTCTGCTTACTCACCCTGGGTGAGTCAGGGGCTAGGGTGCCACGGATGCCGCCGTGGCGCGCTCACTGCGTTGTGATCTACGGTGCCCTGTCTCGCCCGGCATCCCTGCGTACCGTCTGCCTCGCCACGGTAGTGCTGCACGGCCGTCGCCTGCTGGACCCGTCGCCGTCATACGTCACGGGCGGCTCGGACTGGGCTTGTTAGTGTCTCGCCCTCTGACTCGTCCATCATACCATCGGGGAGGGGTGTACCGGGAGACCGGGCTCACACGGACCGCGGTCACTACCCACCCACCCCTGGGGTGGTGTACGATGGTCTCACGAGCGGGACGCCCCGTCCCGCCAGTCAGAGAGGATGAGTCCCGATGGACACATCAGCATTGCTCGCCGCGCTCGCTGAGGGTGAGCCCCGCCTACTGCTGGACGCGCTTGACTGGGATGCCCGCGAAGACATCGACTGCCCCGGCATGGGGGTTCTGGTCGTGGGTCGCATCGGTACCTACGGAGTGTCGTGCAGTGACCGGACTGGGCTCGACGTTCACGATCATCTGGACGTAGATGGGGCGATCGAGTGTTTCACGAACAAGGTCCGAATGCTCCGCGAAACGATCACATCGTACGTGGATGCGGACTTTGCCCGGTTCCTGCCCGACGTGCAGACGGACATCGAACAGATGACCGGATACGTCGGACGCCATGAGGCGCAGGAACCTCCGCGCTACATCTGACATAGCGCGGAGCCCGGTACCCCGTCGAACGGGTACCGGGCACGATCCGGACCAATCAGAAGATCCGGACAAACAGAAGGGATACCGCCATGCGGTACCAAATCACCATCACTGGCGAACTGGACACCTGGGCCGACGAGAGTCAGATCCAGTCCGACGCGCCCACGTTCCTACGGCGCGTCGAAGGGATCCACCCCGGCATCGTGGCGGGGACCGTGGAGCTTGCCAGTGTGGAACGCCTGCCCGACCCTGAGCCCGTCCCGACTGTCGGTGATTTCGACATGACAGACAGCGAGGCACGTCTCGTGGCTCGGTTCTTGGAGCAGGTACGGGCCGACCGGCAGGCATAGGCCGGAAGACGGGCACGGGGTCGCACCCGTGCCCGTCGCGCTCGGTCCACTCGGGACCGGCAAGGATAGAAAGGTCAGACCATGTCAGACCAGACAAAGCAGGCAATCAACGTGGATGAGGTTATGTCTGCCGTACCGTCCGAGTGGCGGGCGCAGGCACGACAGTACCTAGCTGCGATCGCGGAGGCGGCATCCGAGGAGGAGCGCGACGCGATCAAAGCCCGCGTCATTGACGCTACCGTGCGGGAAGCACGGCGGCGTGGATGGTGCAGCGAGGCGGACCGGGCGCTAACAACGGCGTTCGGCGAGCCACCCAACGGCATGTGGGCGGACTCGGAAGGGTTCACCTGCCGGGGGGAAAGGGTGCGTATGTTCGACTCCGATGGTTTCGATCAAGATGGACGTGACCGTGACGGTTACGACCGGGAGGGGTTCTACACCAACGGCAGGGACCGGGAGGGGTACGACCGTGACGGTTGTGATTACAACGGCGTAACTCGTGACGGCAGGCTGAGGGACGGAAGGGACGTGTTTTCCTTTTCGCCTTTTACCCGCTTAGACCGTGAAGGGTTCAATGTGGAAGGATTCGACGCAAGCGGGTACAACCGTGACGGATTCGACTACGAGGGACGCGATCGGGACGGGTTCAACGCTGAAGGGCGCGACCGCAACGGATACGACCGCAACGGCCTCGACGCCGATGGGAAGGACCGTTTCCGGTACGGACCGGACGGTTACGACCGGGAAGGGTATGACCGTAGGGGTATGGACCGCGACGGGAACAACCGCGACTGGAATGTCGCGAACGACCGTAAGCCTCGTATGAGTTGATCGCCTGAGTCCGGGCGCGCTGTCGTGGCGCGCTCGGACGCTCAGTCCCGTTTCACGTGAAACAGGACCGTACAGAAGGGAAGTAAGGGGATGGAAGGATCAAACCCGACCGTACCCGACACCGTGCTATCGATGCTCACCGCGCTACCCTCCAAGGTGGCCGATGACATCCGACCGGCCGTAGAGGCCGTGAAGGATGAGGCACGGGCAGGCACGCGACTAGGCGAGCATCGACGTCTACTGCGTGAGCTGAACTATTTCGTTCGGCGCTACACCGACCCCGGATACCGTGCCGGGATAGCCGTGATCCTCGCAACGGCGTTCCCCGGCGTGGTAGCAGCCCCCGACTCGTCGCGGCGCACATGCCGCTGTGAGGAGTGTGAAGATCCGGAGTGTGACGGGAGCTGCGAACGGTGCGACGAATGGTACGAGTGTTCGGAGCATCAGTGCGAGGAGGCGCAGTCATGTTGCGGATGGTGCCGGGACTGTGACTCACACCATGGTGATTACAACGATGATGTGATCATGGTTCCGTGCCACCGCAACGGCGAGCATCGGTACTGTACCGAGTGCCAGCATGAGTGCGACGGGTAACCGTCACACTCGGCCGCGACGGGGCTCACCCCCGTCGCGGCGCTCGCGTCCGGACCCATCCGGGGACCGGCCGACAGAGAAAGGGACATTATGTCCAGAACAGTAAGTATGCTCCAATTGCTGGCATTCCTGGCCGTAGTGACCGGAGTGCTACTCATCGTGACAGGGACCGCATAGCGGTCACTTCACAGTCTGTGCGTCGCCGCGCGATCCGTCACGCGGCCGAGGCATGGAGGGCAGGCAAGCCTCACCGGGCATGGGAGATCATGGCCGAGGCGGGTCTGCTCGACCACTGGCGGGAGTTCCAGCGCACCGCGCTCCGTGTAGCGCGCCGTAGATACCTCCGCTACATGTAACCCCTAACCCGCACCCCCGTACCCTCACCTGGTACGGGGGTGTTTGGCGTGTCCAGCTCCGGCTACGGTCCAGATCCATCGACATGGAGTCCACCTGGACGACCATCCACGGT